GTGAAAAGTGCGAATTCAGGAGAGATTGGCCAATGGTTTTGATGTCGGCGACCTCTAGTTTTGACATATGTGTTATCGAGATTCCTGAATGGATTTGGTCCCGGTTAGGCGTCAAGGCTCTAATGCTGGATGAGAAAGTGGCATTTCCCACTAGTGTTACTGTTCCTGGCTGGACTGGACCTGGAAAGCCAGTCGAAGCGAAAGGCAGAGCTCGTCGAGGTGAGCGCTTGTTTGAGGTTTACCACTGGGCGTCTACTGACAAGTCCTTCTCGGGTGCTCCTATTATGTGTGGAGACCGTGTTCTTGGTGTGCATCTGGGTACGTCGCCTGATGGCATCATGAATGACGGGGTCTACTTGCAGCATCTCTTCAAAGGCGTTGAGAGCTATTTCCCCACAGATCTGGATAGAGAAATCAGGACGGATCTGTTTGAGGAGATGGTAGAAGGCGAAATTGAGGAATACGTGCTGCGGAATAGGGCGGAGCGGAAGAAATATAAGGCCAAACGCAAGGCTTTGCATTATACCGTTCTAGATGATCTCACAGATGATATGGGGACAAGCTCGGTGGGGAACTGGGCTGACTACATGGAAGAGCTGGAGACCAGGTCAGATAGAGAGAGCAAGCCACCTCTCAAGTTTGACAAATCTAAGCCTAAACGACAGAAATTACTTGATAAATTGCTTTGTAAAGAAGGAAACTTCACTTCGGAAGACTCCAAATCCAGTATGTCGATAGAAGACTGTATGGAGGATTTTCCCCCGGCCGTCGCTTCCGCGGTGAGGAAGTGGCCGGAACGGCTGGTGACGGGAAATTCCGGCTCAGGGGAGCGAGAAGGAAACGGAAGAAGTGTGTTGATTCACACCGATGCTCCTTCGACCTTGAAACCTCCGTTACAGAATTTCGTTGGTATGTTGGGCTCGCAGATTACAAAATTGCGTATGGAACAGAAGGTTTCGGAGAAAATCTTATTGGAGAAGAGCTGCCACGAGTTGGAATTAGCTCTGCAATCAAAGGATCTTCAGGGGACCGCAAGAAAGAAAGTCCGAAGGCGGCTGAACAAGTTGCGGAGACGCAACATTACCAATGGCCGCTTAGGGGAGGACGTGCTGAGGCAATTAGTCTCGGCGTTCACCTTGAGCGAGTTAGAAGTAATCCAACGGGAGACCGCCCGTCGAATAACAGAATTGAGGAAACGATAGAATGGTTAGTGGACAAATATAGGAGAGTAACTATAGACCCACGTCTGGAACGCCCGTGTGCTACTGGAATCGCAGAAATAGTCAAGGAGATAGAGAGTAATGACGTCAACATGAAAGCTAGTCCAGGCTATCCGCTAGCGATTAGGTATCAGACTAATCGGGACGTGATAGAAAACGTAGGAGTCTCTACTATAGTCAATGTAGTAGTGTTGCGGATCATGATGTTGGCTAATGCAGATCTGAGTGACCTCAGTGCTGAGGACTTGGTATTAAATGGGTATGTCGACCCCGTCCGGTTGTTTGTCAAGCAAGAGCCTCATTCGAGAGCTAAAGCGGAACACCAAAGATGGAGGTTGATTTCCTCTGTATCTCTAGTAGATCAGCTAGTGAGTAGAGTCTTACATTCTAGACTTAATGTGGCTGAAATCATGAATTTCGGTAGCATTCCCAGCCAGCCAGGCATGGGGTTGGAGGATGAAGACATCGCTAGAATGAGAAGCTGGTTAGACGGAAGAACACTATTTAGTGCCGATGTCTCAAGTTTCGATTGGTGTGTCAAACCTTGGATGTTCGAACTGGACCTAGAAGTTAGGAAACGACTGATGGGAGTGTCATCCTCCCATTGGTTGGCCCAACTGATGGATAATAGATTGCGGACCCTGATGCGCTCTCTGTTTGTTACGTCGTCAGGTGAGTTATATGCTCAACGTTTCGATGGCTTACAGAAATCCGGAGACTATAACACTAGTAGCACAAACTCGAGAATAATGGCAGCGCTGTTACGATTGAGTGGTGCTACTTGGTGTAAGACGATGGGTGATGACAGCGTTTCCGCGGATACCGACGTTCAAATCTTACGCAAATTGTGTAATGTGAAGAGTTTCACTGGTTCAGAAAGTGAGTTGGAGTTTTGTTCACATCGGATAACCCTAGATGGAGCCGATTACTTGAACTGGCCTAAAACCGCTTTCCGATTCATGTCAACATACCCCGTGTCCGAAATGCAGTCAGAAGCCGAGATACAATTCGATCATGTGATGAGGTTTAACCCTCGTGAACGTGCCGAGGTTATCAAAGCTCTGTCCGTACGGGATTGGGATGATTCAAACGACCGGCCAGGCTACCGCTAGGCCGCCATGGGTTCTCATTGTGAAAATGCAGGAGGCAGATGCTACCCAAATGAGATGAAAGACTATAGGCCC